AAGCAATGGTGATGGATGCGGCGGACGTACAGCACTACGAAGCGCTCGAAAACTACGGCATTCACCTGCGTGGCTTGAAAGGCCGTCAACTGCTGCAGATGCTGCAGCACGCGATGGACTCGAACGATGTCGGTCTGTCGCCTGCGCCGTTGCCGGGTCTCACCACGCCGACGATCCCTGGTCTGCTGCAGTTCCTGCAAAACTGGTTGCCGGGTCTGGTCCGCGTCATCACGGCCGTTCGTCAGGCAGACGAGTTTCTCGGTATCACAACCGTGGGCGCGTGGGACGACGAACAGATTGTCATGAAGACGATCGAACCGTTGGGCACTGCGCAACCGTACACGGACGGCGGCAATATCGCGCTGATGTCGTGGAACCCTGCGTTTACGCAGCGTACGCTGGTTCGTTTCGAAGCCGGCCTGCAGGTCGCACCGCTCGAAGAAAGCCGCGCATCGCGCATTCAGGTATCGAGTGCGGACGAGAAGCGTAATCAGGTCGCGGAAGCGCTGGAAATTCAGCGTAATCGCGTCGGCTTCTACGGCTACAACGACGGTTCCGGTCTCACGTACGGTTTCCTGAATGACCCGAATCTGCCGGCGTACGTGACGGCCGCAAACGGTGCATCCGGTTTCCCTACCTGGTCGACCAAGACCACGCTCGAAATCATCGCCGACTTGCGTCAAGGTCTGACGGCGCTGCAGGTGCAATCGCTCGGTCGTATCAAGTCCAACAAGACGCCGATCACGATCGGTTTCCCGAACGGGTACGAAAACTACCTGGGTACGCCGACCGAACTCGGTTATTCGGTCACGCAGTACATGAACGAAACGTACCCCAATGTCCGCTTCGAATCGGCGCCGGAACTGATCGACGCGAACGGCGGCGAGTCCGCGCTGTACTTCTACGCGGATAGCGTGGTCGATTCGGGTACGGACGATCAGCGCACGTTCATTCAGGTAGTCCCGACGAAGATGTTCACCCTGGGCGTGGAAAAGAAGGTTAAGGGTTACGTCGAAGGCTACACGAACGCGACGGCCGGCGCGCTGCTCAAACGCGGTTATGCGGTCTACCGTATGACCGGCATCTAAAAGCGGTCGCTGTACAATAGGGGTGCATCTTTACGGGTGCACCCTTTTTTATTGCGGAGAATAATTATGCAGAAGCAAAGAGCAGAAGACATTTTCGATGGCCCGAAGACCGTTCATATCTATTCGAGCCTGACGAACTCTCAGGAGTATCCCGTCTATGGCAAGTCGCCGCAGGGGGATAATATCCTGCACGCGTCCGTGCATATCAAGGGCGGCGCGCATCGTGCGCAGAAGACGCTGATTACCGAACTCGGTATTCTCACGTCGGTCAGCGAAAAGGCGCTGGAACACCTGCGGCAAAGCAAGGTGTTTAACGCACACGTCGAAGCGGGACGTATCACCGTCCGACGCGATATGGTCGACATCGAAAAGGCCGTTGCGGATCACGACTCATACAAAGACCCGTCCGCACCGATTACGCCGGAAGACTTCATGAACGTGGACCCGAACGACCCGAATGAAGTCAAGCCGATCCCGACCACGCTCGGCGCGGAACGCGGCAAGGGGCGCAAGGTCGTTACGCGTAACGCACCTGAGTGGAAGGCGTAAGCGATCATGGCCGAACATAGCCCCACCTACGCGGAGTTTCAGCAGCTATTTCCCGCACTCACGGGCGTGAGCGAAGAAGCGTACACCGCATGGTGGGGCGTCGCTGCGCAGTTCCTTGGTGATTCAGATTACTGGTCAGGTCTTAGCGGCCAGTCACTCGACAGTGCGCTCAACATGCTAACGGCGCATCTTGCCTATTCGGCCAATCTGCTCGTATCGGGTGAAGGTGCGCCCGTGGTGATCACGTCGGCGACGATCGACAAGGTGACCATCGGCATTCTCGCGCCGCCGCAGCGTAACAACTGGCGCGCCTATCTGATCACTACGCCGTACGGTCAGATGTTGCTGTTCCTGCTCGAACAGTTGAGCGCGGGCGGCTTCGTCTATGGTGGCTTGCCTGAGAAACAGGGTTTTCGTGTTATCGGCGGCGGGTTCGGTTCTAATCGCAGACGGTGGTAAGCATGGGGCGTGTCGTTCGCAAGCAGACACCGACGATGGTAAAGCTTAAAGCGTTCATCAAGGATATGGACGACTTCAGCGTACGCATCGGATGGTTTTCTACTGCGAAGTATCCAGACGGCACGCCCACTGCCTACGTGGCAAGCATTCACGAATTCGGCGCACCTTCGCGCGGTATTCCGGCACGCAGTTTCATGCGACCGACGATCGATGCCAAGACGGGGGAATGGTCGCAACAGATGCGATATTACGCAAAGCAGATTGTGAGCGGGCAAATGAACACTGAGCAGGCATTGAACGGTCTTGCGATCGTGGCGCGCGGTGATGTCGACGCGACGCTTGCACGGATCAAGGAACCCGAACTGTCACCACTCACGATCTACATCCGCAAATTCATAAAGTCAGGCGGCAAGATTTTCGGATACAAAGATATTATCCGTTTGCGCTGGCAGATGGAAAAGGAAGAAAAGGCCGGTACGCTCGATCTGTCGGGTGTGAGCGTAGACCCCTTGGACTTCACAGGCTACATGCGCGCCACACTCTCATATACGGTGACAAGAAAATGATCGTACCCGGTTCCAATCTTCTAGCAATGGCACTGCGCGTGATCGCATCGCAGGTCGCAGTGAACTATTTTCAGGAAGTAATGCCACGCACCAGGCAATCTAACGGGGTCTACCTGTCGACGTACAGTGCACCCGTGACGATGCTCAAACAGTCCGTGCAGCCGGTGAACCGAGACCGCTATCAGGCGCTTGGTCTGGACTTCATGAAGACGTACGTTATGTGGTACGTGCCGAATCTCGAATTTGATGCGGTCAAGCGTAATCAGGGCGGCGACGTGATCGAATGGCCCGTAACGCAGGCCGGCGCGTTGATACCGGGTCAGACGGGACGCTATCAGCTTGACGGCGATAATCCATGGCAGCAACAGGACAACTGGGCATCGGCGCGCTGCGTGCTGATCGGACCCGGCACAGGAGCGCTCAACAATGGATGATGCAACCCTGTTGATCCAGTTGATATCGTGTCTCGACGCCGGTATCGCTGAATACAACACGCTAGAGGGCGTTCCCGCGTTACCGGCCGGTACGATCAGCCAGAAAGCCTTTCAGCCACGGCAGGAAGGTGCGCCGACCGCCCCTGCTATCATTGTGAATCTCGCGCGTCTTGTACCGCGCGGTTTTCCGAAGAAAAAAAACACGTGGAACACGACAACCAGCGTAATGACCCGCACGCACGGTCAGCGCATGGAAGCAACGTTTCACGTAGAGGCACTGGTTCCCCAATCGCCTGCAACACCAGAGGCGATGACAGCAGCGGGCGTGCTTAACGTTGCACGTTATATTCTGCAGAATGACGCGACAATGGCAACGCTGGCGGCGCAAGATGTGTGGTTGCTTCGGATCGACAAGATGGACTCGAACTATATCGAAGATGACGCGAACCAGAATGAGAACGTGCCATTCTTCGAAATAACGTTCGTGTACCGAAGCGCTATCACGGTAGGTACGCCGTTCGTAGATAAATTTAACCCTGTGTTTGGACGCGTTTAGGAGAATCAGAAATGCCTATCAGTTTTACGAAATACGTAGATATTACGTCAGGCGTTGCCGCTGCGAATCAGATCGCACAGGGCAATTTCGGCGGTCGTATCATGACCCCTAACCACATCGTTTCGTCAGACGGCGTGCTTACTTTCAGCGGTGCAAATATCGCAGAGGAAGTCGGCGCACTGTTCGGCACCACGTCCGAAGAATACAAGCGTGCAGTGCTGTACGCCGGGTTCGTTTCGGTCTATACGCGCTCGCCGCAGACGCTGCAGTTTGCACGTTGGCAACGCGAAGCAACGCCCGCAATGATCTACGGTGCCAGCAACGTCGCGACGCTCGCCGCGATCAATCTGGTGGTTGCCGGCGTGATTAACTTCCTGATCGGCGGGACCGAAGTCAGCGTGACCGGCATCGATCTTGCCGCCGACGGTTCGCTTGCTGCCGCCGCCGCAACGCTGCAGACCGCGCTCAACGCGAATGCCAATCCGGTACTTGCAACGGCAACCGTGACGTATGACCCGGTGATGGGTCGCTTCGTGTTTGCAGGTTCGAGCACGCAGACGGCCTACGAAACGATCGGCATCCAGTCCGTAGGCGGTGGTATCACCGATGTGGCGCTTGCATTCGGATGGGACCCTTCGCAGTTGCCGGTATATGTCAGTTCGTCGCCGATTATCTCGCCGCTGAATGCGTTCATCGCGACGGTGCAGGGCAATAACAATTTCGGCACGTTCCTGTTCATCACGAACGGCGGTACGGCTATCGAGTTGAGCGACGCCGTTGCGATCGCGACGCAGAATAAGTCGTATAACGTGCGCTACAAATTCCTGTACCGCGTGGACGATGCAACGTA